TGAGATTTTATTATGTTGACGGGATGTGCGGGTTTAACATGTAACCAACGAACAACCTGCAGACGTTATGTCATACAACAAACAGGTAAAGCAACGGATTGGTATGCCAAAAATGGGTGCTTACCTCAATTATATGGCCCACCTGAAATTTACTTCCAACATTGGAGACCTAACATGACTATCCATCTTGTTCCTATTGAACCGATTGAACTACGCTACAGCGCAGAATGGATTAAATGGTTTGATGATTATTTAGTTATGCAAGAAAATCTTAATTATATCTGGTATGAACCTTATTTATACTTGGATTCAGGAACTTGTTCTAAAATCAATCATGGACAATTTTTGGATGTGATTGATACCAATCTTTATAAAAATTCTCAATTGAGAGCGCTCATTACAGCTATTCGAGATGATAAAATTAAAGATGGTGATACTATCTTATTTTTTGACGGGTGGTTTCCCGGCATTGAAGCATTAGCATATATTCGAGATGCCATGAAAAAGAAGATTAAATTCGTGGCCATGTTCCATGCGGGAACGTATGATCCTCATGATTATCTCACGGCTTGTGGTATGAGATCTTGGAGTGCAGATTTAGAAAATAGCTGGTTGAATATCTATGATAAAGTGATTGTATCTACATTTTATCATAAGAATTTATTACTGACTCATACGACCATTCCGACTGAAAAATTGGAAATTATCTTTTTCCCCATGGCTCATCCGGTAACTTCTCCTTCACAACTTTTGGCTTATAAAAAGCCTCACACCATCGTGTTTCCACACCGTAACGCCCCAGAAAAACAACCCGAATTATTTACCATCTTAGAACAACAATTAAAGATATATAATTTTCCATATCAGTTTATGACCACCCATCAATACACGGAAAAATCTAATTATTTTAAAACCCTCTCCGAAGCTCAATTCAGTATTTCATTCGCTTTGCAAGAAACCTGGGGCATTGCCATGATTGAGAGCGTGCTTCATGGTTGTATTCCGTTAGTCCCAGATCGACTATCTTATACCGAACTATATCCTCAGTTATTTAAATTTACCGGATCAGATGATGGGATGATTGAGGTATTAAACGCCATCCAGCATATTCAAAAGTTTCAATTAGAGATTGACTATGCTTTAGATCGTGTTTTAAAACTGCGCGAACAGTTTATTGCGTTAGGTAAACAAGCCATTCCGGCTATTCTTAAGACTTGTCTACGAGTTGCTCATCATGATTAAGCTATACGCCACGGCGCAGGTTCCTGGGATTCACCATTGGCCTGATGCGGCGGAATACACTCCGCATTTCTATTTGCAATATCCGCATCGTCATATTTTTCATATTAAGGTGACGATACAAGTTTCTGCCTATAATCGGGAGATCGACTTTTTAATTCTTAAATCCATGATATACTCCATACTACAACAAGCATTTTCATACAATCCTAAAACCAAGGAATATGATTTTGAAACCAAATCTTGTGAGCAACTTGCTTTATACTTGCTCAAAGAAATTCCCCACTCACTAGAAGTTGAAGTCAGTGAAGATGGTGAAAATGGTTCTATAGTTACTCACGACTAAAGGTTATATATGATTCTGACACGAAAAGATTTACCCATATTGTACGGCTTGTCCAAATCGGGTAAAGTCAAACAATGGAAGATTTTGGTGGAACAAACAACGCAAGGAGCGACTCTGTGGATTCAACATGGTTATCAACATGGAGCTAAGCAAACTACTTCCGAGAACTTTACTCAAGGTAAGAATTTGGGTAAATGTAATGAAACGACACCTTTTTCTCAAGCGGTGGCAGAAGCGACATCTAAATGGAACAAGCAACATGATAAAGGATATCGTAAATCGGTAGATGAACTGAAAAAATTACCTGATTTACCCATGTTAGCGAATTCGTATGCCAAACATAAGGTTACTTGGCCTTGTTATGGCCAGCCTAAAATGAATGGTGTAAGATGTGTTGCCCATTATCAACCAGGTCAACCTACTCAATTTCTAAGTAGAAATGGAAAAAATTATCACACTGTTCATCACTTAACGAGTGATTTGCAACAGGCGTTTGATTTTGATTTTGATTCAGTTAAATTAGATGGAGAACTTTACCATCCAAATCTTCCACTACAAACCATTGTTAGCTTAGTACGACGAGAAAAAGCAGATCGTTCAATCTTTAAAGATTTAGAATTACAGTATTGGATTTATGATATAATCATTCCGAACACATCTTTTACTAACAGACATAAACTACTCAAAAGGTATGAACAAAAATGTCTAAAATTAAACACGATTCGAAATTTGGTCTTTGTGCCCACTGAAATCATTGAGAATGAATCTGGGTTGATTCAATTTAATCGAAACATGTTGGATGATGGATTTGAAGGGTCCATGATACGGAATAAAAATGGATGTTATATTCCAAATTATAGATCAAATGATCTATTAAAGTACAAATTGGCGACATTTCAAGAAGATGATTTTGAAATTGTAGGTGGAACATCCGCTAAAGGAAAAGATGAAGGTTCAGTTATTTTTACGTGTATCACTAAAAATAATCAAGAATTTTCTGTACGACCTAAAGGCAGTATTGAATTACGACGTAGTATGTTTAATAATTTATCTTACTACGTTGGAAAGCATTTAATGTGTAAATACGCCGAATTAACAGAAAGTGGTATCCCCTTCCATCCAGTAGGTTTGTATATTCGTGAGGAGGTAGAAGGTGGAGTGTTACTCGGTAGTGGTTAAAACCCAACGAGTAGGAATTCAGATTCAAACTTTTACCACGGAAGGTCGAGCGTTTGATTATTTTTTTCTGTTCTTGCAAAATCAAAATGTACTGACTAAATCGGGTCAAGTAATTGAGAGCTTGCAAGAACATCAATTAACTGCTCTTGAATTGAAACAATTAAATCTATTGGCTCATGCATTTTGGTCTATGGATAAAGATGAAATTTTTATCTGTAAGCAAACGATCATTCACTAACCTTGGAGATTATCATGTTGAATGTCAATTCAAAACCTCTTCAATTCTTTTGGCAAGTATTTTTAAATGATCATTTTTTAGGTTTGGTGAATACACCAAGAATTGATTTAGAACTTGCTAAATCTAAAGCAATACCCATGTTTAATTTAACGTCAGAGCAATCTCATCAATTGAAATTGATCGCATTACCTAACGCTCAAATTATAACAAAAGGTTTTAATAATTAAGTTAGGTATTATCCATAGTCGTTAAACTTTTCCACACATTCCAGGAATCTTTACATGAATATTATCATGTCCCCTACTCTCAACCCCGAAACTTCTGCCATACTTCAAGCGTTTTATTCGAGATCAGATGAATCCATTCAACACCGATTACAAGATTTGACTGAAAATCAACAAAAAGTTTTAGAATCATTACGGAAATATTATATTGGTTATGGACATAAATCTATTGGAGATTGTGGTACGATCACCATTTACTTAGAAGATATTAGTATTCTAGCTGTCAAAGTGATTCAACAGCATCCATTGTATAATGGTCAAGAATCATCTACTCGATACATTGATTTTAATCGACCAGATCGTGTGTATATACCTTCTGATTTATCCATGTCAGCGCATTCATTAATGTTAAAATGGTTACAACTTTATAATCTGATTCACACAGAAAGTTCTAAACATTTATTCAAAACGATTAAAAAGCCAGATTCAATATCGGAAACGACTTATAAAAATGCCATCCTCAGTGCCGCTTTTGATAAAGCCAGAGGATTTTTACCTACAAGTGTTAAAACTAAGGCATCTTGGACGAGCACCTTAAGTACAACACGAGAACATTTCATGACGTTATTGTATCATCCGTTTGAAGAAGTTCGTCAGATCGCTCAAACAGTTTTACGTCAGTGTATTCAGATGTATCCACATTCTTTTAAATCAACTGATGCAGATATTAAAAACGAAGCCTTTCAAGCATACTGGTTAGAGATGTTCAAAACTGAACAAGAACTTCCGTATCAAGAATTTTCATCCTTCATCCCACCGTTAGCTTCAAACAAAGCTTTAATTACGACATCTAACTTAGATGTTTTTAAAACTAAAAAAGCAAAGACTTTAGTAAATGGAACTTTAGAAGCGAGAGTAGAACATTATTCACTGCCTAGATTTCTGAATTTAGTGGGAACAATTACAGTTCGTGGCTGGTTAGATTTTGGAAGTTATCGAGATTTTCTTCGTCATCGCAATATGACTTCATTACTTCCATTACTCACTCCTGGTCATGGGTTACATTCCTTTTACTTAGATTTTGATCAATACTTATCCACTGATTCAGAACTTAGCGTATTTCAAAAATATGCTGATTGTATCCATGAATTCGAACAGTGTGTTGCTCAAGAATCTCAACAAGCAGCACAATATCTATATCCGTTAGGGTGGTATGTACCCATCTTAACCACCGCACATCTTCCTCAATGGGCGTATGTCTTAGAACTCAGGACGAAACAAAATGTTCATCCTACATTAAGATTGTTTTGTCAAAACGTGTATAAACAAATACAATCTGTGTTTAAAAATTCTTTAAATGTGGATTTAAAAGCCAGTTCCATTGTAAATTTCAAACGAGGTATGGAAACTATTATCACGCCCACCACGGAATAAAGTATCATGAACTATTCTTTCTTACCTCAAGTATATCAAATTGAAGTCTTTAGTCGTTGTAATCTTAAGTGCCCATTCTGCCCAACGGGGATTGCTCATGAACCACCCAATTACGCATCTAGCGCAATAGATGTTGAATTATTTAAAACCATTGTGGAACGAGATTTAGGTAATACGCAATTCGTCGAATTACAAATGAGGGGCGAACCAACTCTTCATAAAGAGTTAAATACCTTCATTAATCTGGTAAAACAACAAAATATTTTAGTAGGATTTTCTACACACGGAGGAACATTACAGTTACCTCGTAACATGACTGCGGCTTTATCTGTTGATTATTTAACCATTTCTATTGATGCCGGAACCGAAGAAGGCTATAATTCCAAACGAGTAGGAGGTCAATGGTCTGTATTGGTTGACAACATAGATCGTTTAATTAAGCTTAAACGCCAGTTAAAAAGATCAGTTATGATTGATCTTCAACTGATTGAAGAATCGTTTACGGATTCCACTTGGCAAGATGAATTGTACTACTTAAAACATCTGGCTCATCAGCATCAATGGACTCCTGACGTAACGATCCGCCATTTACCTAATTCTAATCCTCAATGGATGAATCCAACAAATCATCATTATCCCACATTATGTCTAAATCCATGGTTTTCGGTTTCCATTAAATTTGATGGTTCCGTGGTTCCATGTTGCATGGCATTTAAAGATGAGCCGGATATGGTATATGGCAATGTCGCTGAACAATCTTTGACTGAAATTTGGATGGGAGAAAAAGTTCACGAATTTAGAATGAAACAATTAGATTATGCACTGACAAAATCTACCAAAACATCTAACATCCCACACACCTGCGCGACTTGTTCTAATAAAAGCCCAGCATTGTTTCATAACGATCTAATTGTAAATGCACTTAAACAGATTAAAGGATAAGATCATGATTCGATTTGATAGTAAATTAGCTAAAAAAGAATATGTGTCTCAAGAAAAGGCGACGAATCATCCCAATCTATTAACTCCGATTCCTGAACCATATTACATGGCTCCAGATAAATTTAAAGTATCAACAGATAGTGGTGCCCATACTCTGTACAAACAGAAATTTATTGATGGGAAGGCCACAGAAGCCGCACGTTTAAATGCGGATTATTCTTATACAAAGTCAAAAGAATTTAAAACATTTTTGGATAAGTATATTAAACACATCTTAGACAACAAACATTTATACGACTTCGTAGTGACTTTAGATATCATCAACAATCCACAAGAAAGTTGGAACATTACCGAATATATTGAATCTTGTGGACTGAAACCCATTCCCGTTTTCCATAATGGTGAAGATATTCAGTGGCTCCATAAAATGTTAGATCGTTATGACTATATCGGTATCTCTGGATTAGGTCAAGATATTACCAAACCCAAATTTTATAGATTTGGAGACGCGTGTTTTGATGCAATCTGTGATAAACATGGAGTTCCGAGAGCTAAAATTCATGGATTCGCTATGGGGTCACCTGACATACTCCAACAGTATCCATGGTATAGCGCAGATCAAAGCACTTGGACGTATATGAGTAGGGTTGGTTCTTTATTAGTTCCTAGACCTATCATCAAGAACAGTCAAATTGTCGGTTTTGACTATACCAAACGATACAAAGTATTGCCGGTTACGGATAGGCGGCAGTTTGAAAAGCATCATTTAGTGCATGTGCAAGGAAAGAACAATAAATTTTGGCTGGAAACCTATATGGAAATGATGAACTTCAGTTTGGAAGAAGCAAGTAATTATTATCATGTTCGAGATATAGCAAATATTAGATTGTTTGATAACATCCAAAAACAAACTAAACAGTCTTATAAAACTAGATATGGATATGAAGAAGGTGCTAACATTCTATTTGCTGGAACTCCTGCTGGAGCCAGCACTAATTTGACTAAATTGATTCGCTTGTTGTATGACGTGAACATAGAATCTATTCATTGGCTCGTTACACCCATCTATGGTAAATTTCAGAGAAACTGTTTAGATATTAAAACCAAAAGTTTAGAAAATCAACCGTTTAATGAATTATGTCAAATGATTTCTGAACCTGATCCAGAGCCAGAGACAGAGCCAGAGCCATCCAAAAAGATTAAACGAATAACCCCACCAATCAAATCTTATGACTGTACCGTAACCATCACCCTGACGACAACGGCATTCACCCCGGAAAATGCTGAGGTACGCATTAACACGTTATTAAACTCTACTTTAAAACCACACTTACAGAAAGTAGAATTTAATGACATCACTTGTTTGACACCTTCAACCCCTGAAACATCTTCAACCCAAGAATCCCTTGACTTTTTCGAATTGTGAGATCATCCAATGATTATTAATGTTCAAGAATTTAAAAAAGTGCTGAGTTTAGCGGGTCCGTTTTTAATGACTCAAGATTTTATTCCGATTCTACAGCATTTCTGGTTTCGAAATAATACCATCATGGCTTATAACGATATTCAAGCCATTAAATTAGAATTCAACACTCAGTTAAATTGCGCGGTACCTGGTATTCTATTGGTGAAAGTGTTGAATACTCTTTCACAAACTGATGTTGAGATTAAAATTGATTCATCTGCCACAAATTTATTGATTGGAGAAGGACGAAATCAAACTCGTATTCCAATCATGTCTGCTGATAATTTTATTTTTGAAATGCCTAATCTCGATGGGTTGACGTTTACGGTAGAAAATTCATTTCATACTGGATTGGAAAAGTGTTTAAAGGTGGTCAGTCATGATCCAACGAAACCTGAGAGAAATGGAGTCACATGTAAAATTACTAAGGATGTTTTAACATTGTATGCGTCAGATGGCATTGCTATTGCGAAGTATCAGCAACCTGGTAGTTATCAAGTTGATGATTTAGAGGAGATTGTATGTATTATCCCCACATTCTTTTGTGAACAATTAACGACGCTGCTTAAAAACTCTAAAGCAGGAGCTACAATTACGCTGACACCAGATTCAATTTTGGCAGAAATTAATAATGATCAGATTTTTTCAAAGGTCATTAATGCCAGTATACCCAAATTTGAACAAGCTATTCAAAAGGTGATTCAAGGACATCTGAGTGATTTAACATACATTCCAGTTCCGTTAGAATTAGAAAGCTTTATGGAACGGGCCAAGATTATGCTTCAACCCGAAAAAGGAATTAAATATACCACGATTATATTAAAACGATCTGGTGAGATTCAGTTTAAAACATCTTCGGATAAAGGTCGATCTTATGACGAGATTGAATCCCCATTTGTTCGAGATTCAGATGAAACTCATCAAACCAATCCAACTCATCTGCAAATTGCATGTATGTTGTGCAATGAATATGTTCTTCACAATGGAGTGTTTATTTTTAGACACAGTGAGCAAGAGTTTTGGTTATTGGTATCAATGCGTTAATTAACATGAATTAGGTATGAGTACATATAATGTACTCATACTTTTTTATTGAATAGGAGAAATTTCTATGGCATTCTTTTTTAATGAAGTAGAAGCCACAAAGTCTAAAACCAAAATCATTCCTATTCATACCGCTAAGACGTTGGAATGTGCCGTATGTCCATTGAAAAAGACAGATGCACAACATCCCAATATACCACCTTTGGGTAGTGATACCCCTATATTTTACTTTTTAAATACGGCTCCTAGAGAATTAGAAGATCAAGAAGGTGTTGCTGTTGCGGGTCGCACTAAAGATTTAATTATAGATGCCATGCCTAAAAATAGTGTGATGCGGTTTAATAATGTGGTTAGAACTTATGTCCCAGAGGGAAGAACACCTTCTGATGTTGAACTGGCATGTTGCATGAAAAGTATCGTCACAGATATTAAAAAAACCAAGCCTAAAGTCATTATTGCATTAGGTGCAACCGCATTAAATTGGTTGATGTCAGATGCAAATGAATATCAAGATATTAATAAATGGCGTGGTTGCTTTTTTCCAGTGAATGTAGAAGGTTATGTATGTTGGGGTTACTGTTTATCTTCACCAGAGTTTATTTTTAACAATCGCCGAACGAATAAAAATGGAGAAGAATATAAATCAGATCATGATTATGTATTCGAGTTAGACGTTAAGCGTCTAACTCGTTTTTCCGCAGCCAAACCTAATTGGTATCAATTGTCAGATTTAACTCAAGGGATTCAATTTACGGAAGGGTTGAAGTCGGATAGTGAATTACAAAAAATATTGCAATGGTTAGAGTGGGCAACACAACAACCTAAAGTGGCCATTGACTATGAGACGTTTTCATTACGTCCGTATGTGGAAGGAACTCAAATCGCTACAGTGAGCATTGGAACCTTTAAAAAATGTTTTGCTTTTCCGTATGCGTGGCCGAATGCGTGGCATCCTCATCAATTGGAGACGTTGAAAAAAGCAATGAGTAAGTTTTTAACATCTCAAGTGGTAAAAATTGCTCATAATGCCAAATTTGAATTAGAGTGGTCCGCATTTATGTTCACGCCAAAAACTCTTCAATCTAATTGGGAAGATACACAAGGAATGGCCTACACATTGGATGAAAGACGGGGAACTCATAGTCTAAACTTTTTAAGTAAAAAACATTTTGGCTTTTGGTTGAAACAAAAATCTTCAGTAGATGTAACTGATTTAAAAACTCAAGTTCTTGAAGAGGTGTTACGGTATAATGCAATGGATAGCAAATGGACTTATCATTTACATGACATGTTACAAACTCAACTGCGTGAAGAACCTAAATTGTTTAAAGTTTATCAAAATTCTTTAGAAATTATTAAAATGCTAGCACAAATCCAATTACGAGGTGTCGTATATAATCCAGTTGTGTTAAATCAATTATTAGAATCACATTTAGATGAAATTGATAAGATTGAACAGCAAATCAAATTAATTCCTGAACTTAAACTATATGCAGATGCGTTTAACCAATCTTTCCACATTGGTTCTCCCAACCATATACTAAATATGTTTACTCACATATTAGATTTGAGTGAACAGATGCAAAATAAAAATGGTAAAATGAGTACCGATGAAGCGACATTAAAACTAATAGATCATCCATTAGCACGTCATATCTTAGAATGGAGAGGTCATAATAAAGTTATTTCTACATATTTAGAACCCATGAGTGAATATGTCATGCTTACTGGACTTATTCACACAAATTATAATCCGTATAACACCACAACTGGTAGATTGTGTATTGCCAAAGGAACATTAATAGCCACAATAGATGTCATTGGTAACCCTACATTAAAACCTATTGAAGAAATCCAAATTGGAGATATGGTTTATTCGTATGACGAAAATTTAAAATTAGTTTTAAAATTAGTTCTCAATGCTGAATGTATGGGATGGAAGCCTGTTGTCGTGACCACATGGAGAAATTTAGTCACTAATAATCTTACATCATTAGTTTCCACCGCTGACCATCGAATCCGGTTAGCTCAATTAGGTTATCATTATCTGGAAGCACAACAATTTACTGAAGCACAACCAAATCTAGTTATGTCCATCAACATGCTTCATTTTACTAAATCTTGTGTCAAATCTACTTTAATTAGTAGTGGCATGAGCCAATTTGTAAATTTATTATCCCTTGAGGATTATGTAGAAGTTTATGATTTAACCATTCAAGATACTAATAATTTTATTGCTAATGGTATCTGTGTCCATAATTCTTCGGATACTCCTAATCTACAAAACTTTCCATCCAAAACTGGAAAAGAACCAAGAGGAATGATTAAAGCCCCACCTGGATATACATTGGTGTGTGGAGATTATGGTCAAATCGAAGCTCGATTAATTGGCTATGCGAGTCAAGATAAGAATTTTTGCAAAGCTTTGTGGGACAACTATGATGTACATTTAGAGTGGGCTAAAAACATTGCTGAAGCATATCCTCCGATTATTGGAGGAGTAGATCAATTAGAAAATCCCAAAGCATTGAAAACATTGCGATCTAAAGTTAAGAATTTATGGGTATTCCCTGCATTTTATGGAGCATCCATTAATTCAATCTCAGCGGGGTTAGGCTTACCCCTATCTATTGGAAAAGAATTATTTAATATATTTTGGGAACAGTTCAAAGGGGTTAAAACGTGGCAGAATTGGTTGGTACATGAATTTCAGCAAAACGGTTACGTAGAATCATTTTTTGGTCGCCGCCGACATGCTCCTTTAACTCGAAACATGGTTATCAACAGCCCAATTCAAGGTTCGGCGTCAGATATTTGTGTGTTGTCTATGGTAGAGTTAAATAATGCTGGTTTAGAAGTAGTATTGAATGTGCATGATGAAATTGGAATCTATGTTCCCAATAATCAATTGGACACACAGATTGAAACCATGGTTAAAATCATGACTAAACCTCGATTAAAGTATCTTAATATTCCCATTTCGGTAGAAATCAAAGTGGGACAAGATTGGTTTAACATGGAAGATGTATTGACCATTGATTCTACAGAGTTTTATTCAGTGCCCAATCGTTTGTTTGATTTTAGAACTATTTATGATTAAACGAAAAGTGCCCTGTAAGCCGTTTTAAGCCATGTAATGATCACCCGCTACCCCACTATAGGGTGGACTCATTACGTGGCTTATAGCGCCTGGTAGGGGCACTGTGAGACGATTTGAAGCCGTGGAGTGGATATTCATATTTACTCCATGATAGGTACAACACCATACCACCATCCATGACCAAAAGAGTACACCATGGCTAATTTTCATATTACATACCGACCCGTAGAATTCGATCAAGTTCTGGGTCAAACGCATGTGACCAAAGCATTGCAGCATTTTGAAAAAACTAAAGATTGGCCTCATGCATTCTTATTGACGGGAATGGCGGGATGTGGAAAAACCACCATCAGCCGAATTATTGCCAGTAAGATTGGTGCATCAGAAGATGGCATTGTGGAAGTAGATGCGGCCATGTTCAATGGCGTGGATACGATGCGATCTTTATTGGATGGAATTCAATATAGGAATTTGGGTGATTCGGATATTAAATTCATCATTTTAGATGAATGTCACATGTTTTCCAAAGCGGCATGGAATGCGTTGTTAAAATCCGTGGAAGAGCCACCAAAACATGTCTATTTTGCATTTTGTACTACAGATGTTGAAAAAGTTCCTACGACGATTGCGAGTCGATGCACTCGTTTAACTCTTAAATCCGTGGGTTATAGTGATATTTTAGAGTTATTGTCCGCTGTCCGCGAAATTGAACAACTCCCCATTCCAGTAAAAGGGTTGCAACTCATTGCTCAACGGGCTAATGGTTCACCTCGGTTCGCTCTCACGGCATTAAATCTTTGCGGTCATTATTCAGTCATAGATGAAATTAGTACGGCCATTGAATCGGTAGATGAAAATAGAGATGTTATTGAACTCTGCCGACTTTTAACTGGAAAAGTAGCAGTGACATGGAAAAAAGCCATGGTCATTGTAAAAAATCTAAAAGAACAAAATCCTGAATCCGTGCGTTTGGTGATAGTCAACTATGTTGCCGCCGCACTTCTCAATACAGATTCAGAAGATCAAGCTCAAAGGTTGTTAGCCATTTTGGATGCGTTTTCTAAACCATGTCATCCATCTGAAAAATTTGCTCCAATCTTGTTAGCCATAGGCACATTACTGTTTTAATCGTCCATATTACCCATCACACACCTTCATTATTTTGATGAAGGTGTTTAAGGATATGACCATGTTAGAAAAAATCATGAATAATTTTGACTATCTTACCGACCGTCTTCCCATTGACAAACATGGTTTAGATGAGGAATTTCTACAACAACCTGTATTATTTCAAATCGTGACCGATCAACTCGCAGAGTACATACATCAACGAGATAGTCAAAAACTCAAAATGGAAGAAATTTATGCGGATTTATCCAACAATATTCGTCATCAAGCTCAAACCTCAAATATCAAATTTACTGAAGATCAAATCAAACAAACGATTGTTGCAAATAGAAAGTATAAAGATGCGAGTAGCGCCTATTTAGAAATTAAAAAAATAACGGATAAATGGATTGGACTGAAGGAAGCTTATAGTCAACGAGGGTATGCTTTACGAGATTTAGCGGAATTATGGCGATATGGCTATTTTTCTAGTCATTCTTCTCCTACGAATACACCAACTGGAACGGCAAGGTATGATGAACTGCGGCGGGAATCCGCTCACTTACGCTTAAAACAATCCGAGAGTTAATCCATGATTGAATTCACTGATCTTTTAACCATGATATTTTTCATGGTCAAAATGTGCATCATGACCATCGCGGGTTTAATAATTATAGGTATAACCAGTTACACCATTAGCCGCATGGCATCATTGGCGTATTTTATCACGAAGGCCGAGCACGCCGCTAAGACCGAGAACCTTGGAGAACTGAAATCATGACCATCAAAAAGTTTCAATATCAGCAACGTGACGCTTCTTCCAATCGGAAACGCGCAGAACAGTGGGGCAATGAACGCCAATCTTACTTGAGCGACCACGTTAAAATGTGGAAACCCAAAGAAGGTCCGAACATCATTCGTATTTTGCCGCCATCGTGGCCTAAAGCCGATCATTTCGGTTTGGATATCTATGTTCACTTTAGCGTGGGCGCAGATGGTGGAGCGTTTTTAGATCTGAAAAAGATGAAAAATGAACCCGATCCCATTGCCGAAGAAGTAGCGATGTTGCGGGCGGCGGGAGAGGAAGATGCTGCAAAAACTTTGGATTCCAAAAAGCGGGTTTTGGTATACCTGATTGATCGTGAAAACGAGCGAGATGGTGTGATGATGTGGGCAATGCCATGGACGGTAGATCGTGACATTGCGGTTGCCGCCAAGAATCCCCGTTCCAAGAACCCGTTATTTAT